AAATTCAAATCCTATTTATAAATTAGAATACAACGAGTATTCTTATAAAGGTGAAACTGGATTGAAATTTAATACTGAATGTAGCAATTATAGTAAAGCAGGACAAGCTATTCAAGATAAAATAGCATTAGCTTTATTACCAAAAGAAGCTATTAATGATATTGATAATATTATTAGCAAAATAGCTGATAGTTTTAAGCTACAAATAACTTAATTACAGCAAGCGGTATGCAAATAAGAGGAAAGCATTTAAATATTTCCTGTTAGATCGGGCAAAGAGAAACCAAAGTTATGCAAAATGAACTGTGAAAATTGACTAGCAAATGGTGTCAATAATCGTTGCCAAAGTATTTAAAACAATAGATCTTATAAACAGAGCCGTATGACATTGAGGTTTTATTAATTTTTCCAAGAGCAATAAAAAATTAATCGGTGTGTGGGTATCACAGTTAGAGTTAATTAAAACTACCCCAAGTGGTGTGCGAGGATTGATAGGGAAATTAGCAGTTAATGAACTATCCAAAGTTAATCCAACTGCCCACACCACACAGATTTAAGATATAATTGGTATGATGATTAAGCTAAGTGTGGCTTAAACTAGATGAGAGTCTAATAATCGATATTGACTCATTAGTTTATGGATACCAACTGCGAAGCAAGCTGATTATATTTAGTGTGGCTAGTTATCAGAGCTACAATTGTAATGTGGGATATAAGGATGCACGCTCTACCACATAACTAGCTACACGACAGTTTCAAAAGGCTAAGAGTAATTGCCTTTAAATTAATTGCTCAAATTAAATAGAGGGAAACAAATGGAAACAAATACTGAAATTCTTAATAATCTTGGTGATTATGGTTCTGCTGAATTTACTGTAAGAAAAGAGCCTTTATATATTGGAAATAAATTAACAGTTGATCCAAGAAGGTATGAGTCTACTCTTTACGATCCAACACAAATAAATTCTCATGTTGCTATTGTTCGAGACGATACAAATGAAACTTTAAGTATTGTTGGTCAAGATTATAATCCTTTAGAACACCCGAAAGCATTTGATACTGCACAAAGTGTAATTTCTATGTCAGATTTAAATCTCAAAGGTATTACACGAAAAACAGAAGTATCACATGATGGTGCTAGAGCATACAGCACATGGACTTTACCTGAACACAAAGTTAATCTTGGTAAAGACGGAGATGATGTAGCATTACAAATATCTTCACGAAATAGTTATGATGGTTCATGGTCGTTTGTAGTTGAAGTTGGTGGATACCGATTTATCTGTTTAAATATGCAGGTGTTCGCTAATAACTTTGCGATCCATAAATCTAAACACACCAAAGGATTAAACCTAGATCGCATTGCCAGTAAATTATCAGATGCAATCATGTTCTACGACAAGGAGACTGAATTGTGGAAAGAAATGGTTGATACTAACATAACCAATACAGATGCTTTTGATATATTAGCGCATTTGTCTGATGCTAAATCAGCACAAGCACATCTTAAACAAGGTAAAGCACCACGTTCAATATTATATGAGCCAGATGTTGTTAGAAACAAAACACTATCTAATCTTTATTATTATTGGATTCATAATTCACAATCAAATAGTTTAGGTTCTACTGCTTGGGCATTATATAATTCTATGACTGAGTGGGCAACACATCAAAAACCTAGAAACAGAAACTCATTAAACAACGTAGCATCTCTTAGAGTTGACAGATTTGAAAAAGTTAGAAAGACTTTAAATAATAAGATGATACCACAATTAAAGTTGGTGGCTTAAATGCAAACGCAAGAAATAGTCGATGCCATTTTCGATATAAAAACAAATGGCGAATTGAGTGAACTTGTTACAGCTATTAATGATGCTAGAAAAGCATTAGCTTTAAAATCTCGTAACACTTGGTATATTGGACAAGAAGTTAATGTTGTTGAAAGAAACAAAACTACTTTTGGAACAATAAAGAAAGTAAATCAAACTAGGTGTGTAGTAAAACTTCCGAAAGGAAATTATACTGTGCCTATGTCAATGTTAGAGGTGGCTTAAAATGGACAATATATTAACAAAATTATTTATCAGAGGAACAGGAATTGCTTTAGCTACAGCAGGAGTATTCTTAATAATAGAAACATATAAAGTAGTTCCTAGTTTTGTGTATGTTATAGCACCAATGGCATCTTTGCTTGGAATAGTTGCTGGTCTTATTTGTATATTATATGATGGTTGGAAATGATATGACAATAAACGAAGAAACATTACGAAAAGCGAGTATTACATCTATTGCTCGTCTAATAAATATATTAGATACTATATGCACCTTGCATGAAAAACAAGCAAGCCTAGATATGATTGATGATGTTATTAACTATGCAAGAGAAGTATTAAATGAAACTACAATTAATGATAGTTATATTCAAACTGTATTAGATAGTATTGATGGAGACAAAAATGAGTAAAATAAAAAACGCATTGATGAGTGCAGAATTTGCAGTTGAAGATGTAGGTGAAGAAGCATTAAGAATTGTTGATGATAGACTACCTGATTTTAAAGAAAGATTTGCCAATACTATTGAGCGTTTACTTAAAGAACAAGAACATATTGAGGCTAACAATCCTTTTATATCTCAAGTAGCTATTATGTATTTAATAAATAATTTTAGAGTTGGAGACAGAGATGAAGACTAAAATTAAACTTTCTACTCCAAGTAAAATGCCTTGTCCTTCATGGGATTTACAGGCACTAGATGATTGTATCGGATCTAAAGATTCCGAGGGTAATCTAGTGCCTGCTTGTCGTATATGTTATGCTACTGAAGGCTTTTATGTAATGCCTAACGCTATCAAATTGAGGGAATATAACAAAGAAGATTGGAAACGATCTGAATGGACAAATGAATTTATTTATTTATTGAGGGATCAAAAGTTTTTTAGATGGTTCAGTAGTGGAGATATTAAATGGTGGAAGTTAGCGCAAAAGATACTAGAGATTATGGAACAAACACCACATTGTAAACATTGGTTGCCGACTCGCATGTTAAAACCCAGGTTTAAAAAGCATGTCAAAATAATAAATAAAATGGCAGAACTACCCAATGTTGCAGTTAGATTCAGTTCAGATAGTATTGATGGTTCTCATCAAAAAGAACATGGTTCGACAATCATACCACATGCCATTGGTGGTTCTTATACTGTTTGTAGAGCTTATGATCGTGGTGGTAAATGCGGAGACTGTAGAGCCTGTTGGAATAAAAACATTAAACGCATAGCTTATATAATGCATGGTCGTAAAGCTATGAAAACATTGAAGATTGGAGAGAAAAGCTAGAGGAGATTTTTAATAGTAGCCTTCAACAGTAGCTAGGCGATAATAAAATATGGCTACAAGTATATATATAATATAACGGAGAGGACAAATGCCAAATCTGAATTACAAAAATCAACATGATGATGTTACATACTCGGCTAGTATAAGCCAAGATCGTGACGGAATCATTGCAGTAACTTTTAGATCAAGATCATCAGGTCAATCTATAACTATATATGGACTAGACTCAAACCAAATAGGGAATCTGTATGGTGAGATGGAAGATCTAGAGATAGGCAACGAAAATTATTGGGAGGATTACGATAGGACAGGAATACCTGAAGATACTCCCAACATCACAGACCAATATGGTGATGATCCAATGCTTACTGAATTTTAATAGCCTTTAATTATGTAGCTAGGCGATAATAAAATATGGCTACGACTTTACAAAGAAAGGGATAACCCAACAATGAAAATTAAAAAAATAAAAGCGGCATTATATAGAGCCAATAGAGCGGTCCATGTTTTAGAAGATGATATAGAACATGATTTATTACACGCTAATAATGGTATTTCTTATAACGGGTTTAATGATTATTTAAATGAGATTATGAGTAGTATTTTATATATTAAAAACAATATCCACAAGGCTCTAGAAAGTTTAGAAAAATGACTGAACCAACAGAAATTGAATTAGCCGTAGCATCTGTAGCTACTAAAGCATGGAACAGAGTGCAAAACTTTGATCCTAATTTAAAGAAACAATTTGTTAGCAACATCATATCTTTATTGAAGGAACAAGGACACCCATTAGCTAACAATGAAGCAATAAGACAAGAGGCTATGCGCTACGTCACAGAAAATATTTTAGGAGAAGTGTATTACATTTCTGCTGAAGATTAAAAAAATAAATTTGCAATTTGTTGAATTTTATGATAATGGTGGAAAGCGTGGAGATTGTAGAGCTTGTTGGGATAAAAACGTGCCTATTATTGCATATGTAATGCATGGTCGTAAAGTCACAAAAATATTAAAGGAAGCAACATGAAAGGATTTTTTATAAACCCTAAAGACAAAACAATAAAAGAAACTATACTATACCACAACACAGAAAATGGTATCTCTAATTTAATAGATACAATAAAACTTATATTAGAGGTGGACTTTATAGAAAAACTATGGTATAATAATAACTACTCTTTATATTATCAGAAACAAGACAATCTTTCTAAACAAAAAGAACTATGTTGGTTTGAAATTAAAGGAACAAAAGAAACTAAAATAATTTTTGGTTCTGCATTGATGGTTCCACACATTTTAGAAGATAAAAAGAGTTTTAATATAACATTTCTTGATGACTATGAGCCACCAACACAGGACTTTATTTTATGAAAAAGAAATATATTAAAAAATTGAAGGAAACTATGCGTTCAATTCAAGTTGAATGGTTACGTAGTTTATTATCCGAGGTTGATGGCGCACAAATTACAACAGAAAATGTCGCAGAATATTTGAGTGATGAAACACATACATTTATTAATGGACAATTTGAATTATCTTTTATGTCTGATCGTTGGATATTAAAACAACTAAAAAGAAATCCAACAATTAAAACATTTAAAGAATTAGAACAATTAAATAAATTAAAACAAGGAACAAAGGAAACAACATGGATGAATATGTAGTAACAGTATTGATGGATGGAGATAAGAAACCAATAGAATTAAAAAACTTTGGTAGTTGTCCAGAAGAAGTAATAGATAATCTCGTACAAATTAAAGGAATAAAATATCTTTATCATCTTAAAAGAATTAAAGATAATGAAATATGGGATTTTGAATCAGACCTTGAACCATTAAGAGAAATAAGAAAATTAGTAATGGACTCTGATGGACAAGTTGGACTTGAATTAAAAGTAGTAGAAGATGACGAAAAAGATAATTCAGAATTACATTAAATTCTGCTTGACTTCTTGAGCGTTTTCTGTTACAATACACACACAGAAAGAGAAAAGGGATAAAATTAGAGTATCGGAATGCCCTCTATCTCCTAAAAATAAAACCGATTGTGTCTCGTAAGGGTAGACAGCTCTTAAACCCTTACATTAATATTAATTATAATTTTAAATATAGAGGAAAATTAAATGATTAAAGAAGCTAAATGTAAGTATGCATGGATATTAACTCCTAATACTAAATTTCAACCAACCTATACTATTAACTTAGAAGTTTCTGAAGATGAATACAACGAGTATAAATCTCAAGGCTTCCCTGTTAAAGAAGATGAGGATGGTTTCTACATGATTATTAGGCGCAAAGTTGATGGACCTAATGGTATGAAACGTGCTGCTCCTAGACTATTTGATATAGACAAAAACGAAGTTGATGTTCAAGTTGGCAATGGTTCTACAGTTCGTGTTCAATTTAATCCATACACAGGCGAAAATCAATACGGTAATTATGCTGGCTTTGATTTACAAGCGGTTCAAATTCTTGACTTAATAGCTGGTAAATCTCAAGACGGTGATGAATTACTAAGTGGTGGGGAGGATTTCTAATGGAAGAGCAAAAAATATCTTTAACAATTCAAGATGTTTCTTATTCTCAAGATGAGATGGATACTCCTGCAAGACTAAGAGCATTTAATAATATTGTTGGATTACAAACAGAGTCAGTCCAACTTGATGATCGTAGAATTGACAACCAAATTCGAACTAATGGCTGGATAAATATATTCATTCAATTAATGAATGAACCAGAACCATCCGAAGTTGTTGAGGAAAATACGACAGAAAAAAAATTAGAATCTGACGATTCTTAATTCCAACTGGCTAGATCTATATTATATATAAAGATATATAGGTCTAGCTTTTTAATTTCAGGAGATAGAAATGGAACTTAAACAAAGTACATTTGTAAAACATAAATTACCATGTCCTACTTGCGGTGGTTCAGATCCAGTATCATTAAATGGTGATGGCTCTGCTAAATGCTTTAGTTGTGGCACATTTTTTACAGATTATAAAAACCCCAACGGAACAACTACAAGTATAAAAGCACCTACAAAAAATACATATTTAAATTCTTATACAGGTACTTATGGTGCTTTAACAGATAGAAATATATCAGAAAAAACAGCTAAAAAATATGGTGTTCGTGTTGTATATGGTAATGATGGTTCAATTGTAGAACATATTTATCCTTATTATAATGGCAATGAAATTATTGCTGTTAAAACTAGGTATGTAAATAATAAAAGCTTTAGAGTTAGTGGAACTTTTGAAGGTACAGGATTATTTGGTGAGCAGTTATTTAATAAAGGTGGTCGATATCTTACTATAACAGAAGGCGAATGTGATGCCCTTGCTGTTGCAGACTTAGGAATTAAAACGTCTGTTGTTTCAATTAAACGTGGTTCATCAGGAGCAGTACGTGATATTAGAGATAGTATAGAATTTATTGAGTCATTTGAAAATGTTATTATATGTTTTGATAATGATAAAGCAGGAAGAAAATCAGCACGAGAAGTTGCTCGTATATTAAGACCAGGAAAGTCTAGAATATTACAACTTCCTAATGGTTACAAAGATGCAAATGATATGCTTCAAAATAATAAATTTGCAGAGTTTACTAAAGCGTGGTTCGAGGCTAAAACATATACACCAGCAGGAATTGTAGAGTTATCTAGTAAAAAAGATAATTGGATAACAAGAGAAATTAAAGAAAGCATTGCTTTTCCATATGAAGGTTTGAATAAAAAACTATATGGATTAAGAAAGAATGAACTCTTAACACTCACAGGTGGAACAGGACTTGGTAAAAGTAGTGTTGTTAGAGAGCTAGAACATTGGTTAATCAAACAGACTAATGATAACATAGGTATCATGGCACTTGAAGAAAACTGGCAACGCACCGCAGACGGTATTATTTCTATTGAAGCTAACGATAGAATTTATATTAATGAAGTAAGAGAAAAATATTCAGAAGAAAAGCTATCTGATTTATTTGATAATACAATACAAAAAGATAGAGTATTTATTCATGCTCATTTAGGAGTCAATCATATCGAAGAAATCTTTTCTAAATTAAGATACATGATTATTGGATGTGAATGTAAATGGATTATTATTGATCACTTACATATGCTTGTATCATCTTTAACAGACACAGATGAAAGACGAGGTATTGATATATTAATGACCAAGCTTCGTAGTTTAGTAGAAGAAACAGGAGTTGGTATGATATTAGTTTCTCATTTACGTAGAATAGGTGGTGACTTAGGACACGAGAAAGGTGTTCAAGTATCGTTGAGTCATTTAAAAGGATCACAAGCTATAGCGCAACTATCAGATTGTGTTATTGCAATTGAAAGAAATCAACAAGCTGAAGATATAAAAGAAGCTAATACAGCTATTGTTCGTGTATTAAAATCTAGATATACAGGATTTACAGGCTATGCTTGTTCATTATTATATAACGCAGACACAGGAAGACTAACAGAATTAACAGATGAGGTAACATTTGAAAATGAAGACGATATCCCATTCTAATAATACTAGTTTACAAGCAAAATCTCGTTCTATTATTTTTGATATTGAATGTAATGGACTTACTCCCGATACTATATGGGTTATAGTAGCTAAAGAATACAACGGAAAATCTTTTGTATTTAGTTCTGCCTCTAATAATATAGAAGAAGGAATAAAACTATTGGCAGAAGCGGATACTTTAATAGGACATAATATAATAAGTTTCGATATTCCAATTATAAAAAAATTATATAACGTAAATTTATTATCTAATAAAAATATTATTGATACGCTAGTAATGTCAAGGTTATATAATCCTGTCCGAGAAGGTGGACACAGTTTAAAAAGCTGGGGATATCGCATAAAAGTTTATAAAGAAGACGAGCCTGATTCGTGGGATGAGTTTGATCCTAAAATGATACCTTATTGTAAGCAAGATGTCATAGTTAATGAAGCAGTCTACAATAAATTAGTAGAAGAAAGCGTTGGTTTTTCTAAAGATTCTTTTTATATAGAACATGAAGTAACTAAAGTTTTGCAAGAACAAGAAGAACATGGCTTTTATTTTGACGAACGAAAAGGTATGGAACTTCTTGCTTCATTACAAAAGAGAATGAAAGAAGTAAAAGAAGAAGTCCAAAAAGTATTTAAACCTAAGTGGGTAGATGATAAACTTGTATCACCTGACTTAAAGAAAGACGGAACCCTATCCAAACGAGGATTA